GCTTTGTCCATTCATTCGAAGCAAAAGAAGCAAAACCTACCGGAGCAGAAGCTATAGTAATACGTGTACCCGCAGCTCCTGAAACAGACTGTAAATAAACAGCACGACCGTAATCGGACTGTGCAATAGGAGGAAATGCGAGATAAATAAGCTTCGCCGAAGCATCAGCGCCTGTTCTATCCAAGTCGAAAGAAATAGATTGTCTATCCTGCGAAACCTGACAGGTAGTTGCTTTAATAAGATTACCCTCCTGAGTACAAACAAGTACAATCGGAGAACTCCATGATTTTATACCTGCCAAAATAGAACCCAAATTACGGACATAAACCGTACCTTTTTTACGATCGGAAGAAACCGGAAGAACACCAACACGATAACCGAAAATCTTCTTATCATTATCTTCAGACGAAGAATAAGTACAAGTAAGAACAGATGTAACAGCCTGATTTTTCTTACCATTAAAATAATCAAGAGCCTTACTTTGACTATCCAAATTAGTAGTTGAGACAACAGACATAATACTGCCTGTAAAAGGAGCCGTCGTACAGAATGTAGGTTCCATACGCTCTTCTTTACCAAAAGTTCCGGTAATCGTTGTAGGTACTCCAAGATAATCAGCAAGAGAACCTGTTTGCAAGTCATCCAAAACATTGAATTGTTTATGACCCTGCGGAGTGTCTTCTGCCGTAGGGTCTAGCCAGGGTGGTGTAACAGTTTCATCGCCTCCGAAGAATGACATCCAGTCTTCCCAAAGGGTACGAGTACGAACATAAACAAAATGCAGACGCACGTAAAGCTGGGTCTGTATCGGAAACACGGTCGGAAGCAATTGCAAGTTGAAACGGGCGTTTATCTGAAACGAATCACCGAATGATGCAGGAAGCAAGCACACAGGTGTAATAGCACCGAATTTCATTGTGAGATTATTCACAAACGAGAGGTCAAAAGTTGAACGATTGACACGGTCAATATAAGCATCCTTTTTACGAAAAATATTTGCCATAATCAAAAATTAACATTAATGTCAGGAGTCTTCAAAGTATCCACACGCGTAGTAGTAGACTGTTGCGTGTCTTGCGAGGAATTCTGGTTTTTCCAGAACAAAGACATCGAAGCTGTACAGCTGTCCAAAAGAATAGCCGCGGCTACTCCAAGTATGAAAGTAGTCGCATGCTCTATAATCTTATAAATCTGTTGCTTAGTCATTTTCAGGTTCAATAAGATATTGTTCATACATACCGTCGGGTAACTGACGGTCAGTAACGATAAGCTGCATGGCAGCAGAAAGAGGGATGTGTTCACGAACAACAACAACGGTAGGCATCTCTTCCTGAGTGGAAAGGAACTTACGAGTTGTAAAAGTAACACGGGGCTCATTGTCTTGCGCTGTAACTGAACAGCAATCTACATTTAACTTTACCATAATGTAAAAATTTTAAGTGAAACAAAAATTATTAGATAAAACTACCAGGAAATCATCCTGCATGAGTCCGGGCAGTTCGAAATTCACAAATAGAATATACTCATCCAACGAGTCGAAGGTACGATAAGTTATCTTATCTTTTTCACATTGTAATAGCACCTTCGGATATATCTTCGCATAAATGTACGGCATAGTTACAAAGTTTCTTTGTAAATAGCAAGAACATTCTCGTTATCTACCTTATATTTAACATAATTTATATCTACCTCCGGTTGTGTTGTCATTGTTTGACTGATAAACATCTGGTGTTCACGTTTTGCAGAGACAAGCTGTTTATAAAAACTGGTGTCGAATTCATATGCGTTAAGCATAGTAAGCATGGGGTCAAGAATGTTCTCGATTACCAGCAAACTGTCTTCATTATAACAGGCGGAAAACTGTCTTGCATTATCCATGACAAAACGAGGAAAACGGTACACACAGGTATCAAAATCATAAAAGGGGAATTTTTCATGGAGATATTTACGAGTGGCATTCACTTCCTTATCAGCCATGCCGAGACGTAGCTGCCAGAGGCATGCACGAAGAGATAAAAAATAATCGACAAGCTGAATAGTGTCGCGTATTTCCTTTCGGACAAGCATCGACGGACAAGGATAAAGCTTTCGACGGAAGTATGAAGGAATGAACGATGTGAAGCGTTCACCGGTAAACTTATCCACAATTTCAACAGTAAGAATGTCAGGATGTTGATAAAACCAAAGCACATGGTCAAGACACCATTTATAACCAAGTCCGCCGCCTCGACGAGAAGATAAATAAAACGTTGGTTTACAGCCTTTTGGAATATCACTTTCCTTCCTCATGTATTTCATGCAATATTGAATACCGCCTTGGGTACAAGGCTTGCAATAAACAAAACCAAGTTCGCCTAGATAATCCCAATCAAAGCGATGAGTAAGTTTGTTATAAACTCGTTTTCGAACAGACCAAGCCTGTAACACAGTCTTATAGACATCCATAGCGCTGAAAGCAACAGGCATGTTCCACAGAATAAGATGATAATGAGGCAGTTTCGTATGGCTGCCATACTCAGCGGCGGCAAAATACCGAATTTCCTCAGTAAAATTATGGTCTCGAGCAAGAATTTGACGCAAACGTTTAAGAAATTTTTGTACATCTTCCTTGTTAACGCCATCAGATGGGCGGTGTAAGTTGTTGTAAGTCAGAGTTATAAAATAAGGTACTGTGCGGCTATGTTGAGTCTCTGCAACAGCACGAAACATCCATTCACGGGCATTGCGTTTGCGGCAAAGGGGACACTTTCGACACGGAATTGCCAAAAACATCGGTACAATATCACCGTCGCGGTCAGTGGTATAGTAAGAATCCTGCCAGGATGCAAGTTTCTCAAAATCAATGCCTTTCGGAGAAAAACGAGCATAAGGGAAGCTCCAACGCCATGCGGCAAGACGCATTTCAGGCACAAATTCTTCATCTCCATTGTAAACAAATTTTCCAGTTTGTAAAACGGCCTGCTTGAAAGCAGGATTTAAGATATATTTAGGTTTTTCACACAAGATGTTTTGCATATTCTTTTTTTTTTTATTATTATTTGGGCGTCCGGGCGGGCTATCCGCTCAAACAAATCGGCTTCGCCGATACTCGCTCCTATCCCTGACGCGCTTCACTACGTTACGCAATACATACGGAGGCGTCATCCAAGATGACAGAGAGGTGTTCGCTCTACCGAGCTCACGATTTCATAATTTCCTTTTATCTCCCAAGATGTGCAAAGATAAAGTGTAGGCTAAAATATCATTTATCAACCTGTGCCAAATGATGTTAAAGTCGCTACGCTTTGTTTAACATCATTTACCACAGAACGCCAAATGCTATTTTATCCTACGCATTGTTTTATTGCACGTCTCGAAAGAAAAAAGGAAAAATATGCTTTGATGTTTGCGATATAGTAAGAGACAGAATGGATAAGAACGCAAACCGAAGTTGGGAACTTCGTAGGGCTGTAGCCTTATAACTGTTATTGGGCGAGGCAGCTCAAAAAGAGCTGCTCATTCAAATCTTTCACACAAGCTGAGCAATGTGTCAGTTGTGCTACATATATCAAGTTAAGCGATGCCGGATGTTTCACCCGGTCCACAAGTTAGCTGACAAAAGTCAGCGTAAGAGTATTCTATACAAGTCTTGCGGTTGCAATACTTCGCATCAATTATGCCTGTAAGCATAAAGTTAGATTCAAAAAGTATCTCCAAAGTATCCATAAGCTTTAAGGCCTTATAATGCAACTCCAGTTCAAATCCATGATGAATTGACTGAAAAACAGAGTAACATGGTACGTTTTTAACTTTTACAAAGTCTTGTTTCTGAGTTCTGATGTTTAAATACTGTAAAAGAATGTCCATAAATGTAATGTTTTAAAGGTTGATAATCTTGCTTTTTTCAACACTACAAAGATAGACATTCTTTATTTTTTATCCAAAAGATTCTCGTTAAAAAGTGTTATTCTTCTGGAGAACGAGGATTGGTAAAGGGTACAAAAGACGCAACATCACCAAGAATCAAATGAAGCTGTTTCATAGTCCGTTCAAAATCATTCCAATCCGAATCCTGTGTAAGGTCAAAACGCAAGCGGTCGGCCTCTGCATTAACCTTAAAACCCAAATCCTGATAGAATGAAGCCAAGGCCTGGTTTCTCTTTTCATCAGATTTCATGAGAGGCAGTTTTCCGGCAAGCTCCTGAAAGGCGAGCTTAAGCTTCTCCTGGGATACACCCAACTGACCTTGCATAACCTTGAGTTTGCCATGCTCGATAAACGAATCCAAAGCTACACGAACGTGACGTTCCCAAATGCGACTGTCGACATCTGCAGCATTTGAAATCAAAAGGTCGATTTCCGAATCTATCTTACGAATAGCTGCATTAATCTGTTCAACCATACTACGAGCTTCAGATGCCTGTGCATCATTAAGGTTAACCTTACTGCCATTCACAAGAATAGCACTCTCCATAGTATCCAACTGACCTTGATTAAAAGCATCACGGAAGGAAGCATCAGACGAAAGAATATCATTCGTGTGTTTCTGACCTTCAGTTTCCGCATTAGTCTTGGCTACCTGAGCAGACAAGGCGGTATCAGCAAGGGCCTGTGAAGCAACACTTCCTACAGGTTTATAACGATTCCACGCAGAAGTATCAGCAACAGGGCCGGAAGGCGTATGTCCACCTTGGGCCTGAACAGAAGAACCCTGAAGTGCCCCATCGGTAACATACAAATCAGGATTGATACCGGCAGCTTGCAGACGAGCCTGAACAGCGGCAGGAGTATTATACTCATTATTAGCCTGCCAGAGCCTATAATTCCAATCATTCTGAGCTTCACGTTCAGAGGTCTGCCATTTGCGAGCCTTCTCAGCTTCTTCACGCGCCGCCGCGAGCTGTTTTTCAACAGACCGATTCTGAGAATGAGCACCAACTAAATTAGAGATGCCGGAAAGTGCGCCACCAATGAGCGCACCACCAGCACCTTGAAAGAATTTTCCAATCATTGCAACTCTTTACGCTTCTTACCGTAGGCGGCTACGATTTTAGCGCGAGCATCACGTTGAGCATTCCAAATATCAGCAATATCCTGTCCTCTACGATATTCTACAGGAACTATCCAGGACTCTTCGTCAGTAAAATCATCAGAGGGTAACTGCGAAATATTCTGTGAAGAGATAGGAACACCAGCTTTAGCAGCTTCATACATCTGGGCGGGAGTATAAGCAAGGTCACCACGTACAGGAAGTTCGCCCGGTTTTCGAGTACATGTACACGTATGCGTGTTCCAAGCATGAATTACAACTTGTTTCATAATCATTCAATATGAGGAATTGAGTTACGGGGTATAGTCGTCTTCTTGGTAATATCAAAAGCAATACTGCCCAGAATCTTATCACCGTTTTCCGATGTCATGGCAAATACATCATTGACATGGTCAGGATTTACGAGCAAAAAGTCCTTGGACAATTCAGGGGCCTTATCAAATACACGATTGATAAGGAAGTTTCTCATCGAACCACGAAATTCACCGTGTACTTCGTCAAACGAGGAAATCAAATCCCAATATGCACGCTGATAACCAAACACATTATTAACATTTGCAGGATTCACAGCATAAGCCTGATACGGACACAAATGCTTGTATAACATAGGCTGATAAGATATGTTGTTGAACTGCGGGAAATGCCAATCCAAAAGATTCATACGAGTGAAATGAGGCGGCAACAACTGTGAATAGTTCGCAGCAGGAACGACGGACATAACACCAAGAATATAGCCTTCTTCAGGACAATACTTACGAATGACGTGACGCATACCAGACTGTAAAGAACCTTGACCAGCAAAGCTACCAAGAGGATTACCCTCGGTAGGTGTAGTCTGAGTTACCTTGTACACAGGAATGGTATCAGAAATACCACCAAGAAATTCAGGCATCATAAGTTCGTCATAATCCAAATTGACGTCAAAGAGGCCTTTTACAAGATTCTTATAACGCGGAGACTGACGAACACGGATCTCGAGGAACCGTTGAAGTGAGTTGACATTCCGGAAATCAGAGATAGAAACACCGGATGTAGCCATACCAATAAGGTTATGGATAACGTCAGTAGGAGCGTTGGAACTCTTAACCTGAAAACCTGTAACAGTATCTCCGTCATCCGCAGTTTCAAGCTGAGCATGATACTCAACTCCAGAGGCATCGCGGAATGTAGCTTCACCAAGAGAAGTAATACCGACAAGAGGGGCGACACCAGCCTGTGGAGACTGTAAAGCAGTAGTATAGGCGTCAGGTTCCCAATTAGCATAATGTAACTGATACTTGTAAATATCACGACCACCTTTTATAGACGGCACATACCGATTATATTCGGGCTTACCATCCACAATAAACGGATTATTACGAATATCACGACCAAAAGCATTATAGTAAGATTCGTATGCACGGAATGGCAAGGCAGATAACGGAACGGCCGGCAAGTTGGCATTAGCAGTGTAAAAAGGACAGTTTGCGCCCTCAGG